GTAATCCGAACCCGATCATTCCATAAAGTAAAAACCAATCCATATCATTTTTCCTCCTCAACAGCTATATCTTTACGAATTGAAAGATCAATAGTCTGATTTTCATAATGATCACCTTCAGCAGTGACTCCAGCCTTGATAAACAGATGAGTAGGCTGCAGTAACATCTTTCCTGTAAAGTTATCGTAGCCATCGACATACCCGATCTCACAAGAAATCTTAACGTGTGCCAAATGAAGGATCCCTTCTGCCTTGTAATCCACAAGGCCGCTCGTTAATTTGATCTTCCCGGTTCTTTCTGCGTAACTCATTGACATTGTTTTCACCTCCTTAAAACCAATCTTCTGCGGCCTTGAAATGTGAAGCTCTTGCTTCCTGATACCAAGGGATTAAGTCTTCCATGCCGGCTTCGTAAAGATAATCCTTGTAATTCTTATCGTCTCCGAACTCTAAAGGCTTCTTTGAGAAACAGCCTACTACCTCCCAGTCTCCTTGATAGTAGTTGATTGCATACTCGTGGTTATCCATTTCATAACGGAAAGCAGAAACGGCAAAATCATGATCCTTCATGAGTTCTTCAAGGGTCTTGTCTTCTTTCGATTTCTTGAAGTATTCCCTTATGATAGGTGCATCAGTCCTGAGGTAATAACCGCCTGAGTCTCCGAGCCTGTAGATCTTGTCGGTATCGTTTTCAGTTAAGCTTCTTTCTTCCATTGCCTTTTTGAACTGATCATTCCCAAATGCAAAAAAGATAGGTAAATCGTTAAATTCTTTCTGTGATTTTTCTTTGTACTCTTGATATGTCATTGTCTTTTCCTCCTTAATAAACAATTAATGGACACCAGATTGCATCTTTGAAATAATCATCATTCTCGAATACCGGACTAACGAAATTGTGCTGCTGACCTGCTTTGCCACTTACCTTGGAAAGATTGTCTGCTGCCGTCTTGATCGTGCTGCCACTGTCTGTTGTGAAAAATAAATGCTTATCTGTGATTCTCGTCAGTGTTCCATATTCACCAAATACTGTATGACCTGAACCGCAGTGCCCAACAAAAACTCTCTGACCTAATTCAAAAGCATTGAATTTATCTCTCCACCATGTCCATGAAACTTCGTAACTGTTTGCCATTGTTTTTACCTCCTCAGGTTGATACATATATTATATATCTAAATTACAAAAATGTAAATAAGTAGATATAAGAAAATCCATTATTTTTGCAGATTTATTACCTATTCTTCTTGCTCTGATTCGTCTTCCTGATACCAGAACGGTGGTTCATCCCAGTGCATATCTCTGTATTCTTCAGTTGTCATCATTATCGTTCTCCTCATTAAAATAACCGTTATTCCAAAGTGTTTCTAATTCAAGTTTATCGAGCTTCTTATCAGATCCAAAGACAAATCTGAAATAATCGAAAGTGTCTTCTGTTTCCCTGCTGTAATACTCCCAGATATCACCTACATGGACTTCCATAATTGTCAGATTGCTGATCTCGTAAAATACTGTTTCCATTGTTATTCTCCTTCCACAAAATTAAAAAATAAATCTAAACCTTCTTGTGCGGATCCTTCGTATATCTGCTTTGCCGGTTCCTCAGGAGCAGGGTTAGCAATAAGTTTATCGATCTGCTCCTGTGCTCTTCTGTGCTGGTTATACTGGCTCATATAGCCACCGCACAGATAATCTGAAGAACACATCCATGCGTTGCTTGGCACTTCAACCTCGTATTCATGTCCTCTGTATTCCCAAATCTGCAGGTAGTATCTGTCGTCTGCTGTTCTGCTGGATCCCTTGTAAATTGGTTTGAACTGTGTCATGATTTCATCCTCCGTTGTTCTCATTTTCTGAACGTTCCGGTCTGAAATGCGTAACTTATCGCTTTTCTGATTGAAAGGTCGTTGCTCAGGTAGCTGCCGCCACAGATCTTCTTGGTCTCTCCGTTTTCGTTCTCGGCATATGTTGCTCTCTGGATGAAGTCTGACCAAACCTTGTATGTCTTTCCTGCTACCGTTGTTGTTTTGATTGTGCCTGTCATTGTCTTGTACCTCCTTGTTTGATACTCTTATTATATATTAAAATTACAAAAATGTAAATAGGTTAAGCAAAAGAAAACCACCTATCATTTACAGGTGGCTTTCTGAAGGTAAAAACAATGATCTTTAGTTACGAGCATAAGATCAATATCATTCTAACTTGATAGAGTGAGCATGTCAAATCTTTTTCAGATAATCCATGCTTACCCATCCGTAAGCATCGATACGGCCCCAACCGTCTTTGATCTCGTAGATACTTACAATATCATCATCATAAAGCTTCCAAATAGCCTTATAATCTTTTCCCGGTCCTTCTCTGACGTTAAGCCACGATGAAACATTCACAACCGCATACTTACCAATAGGCTGTTCAGGATCAGGCTGAGGCTCAGGTGTCGGTTCAGGTGTAGGAGTCGGCTCAGGTTCGGGATCAGGATCAGGAGTAGGATCTTCGTGCGGATATTCATAGCCATCATATCTCGGTCTTCCTACACCGCTGATTCTCTTATATCCAAGAGAATAATCACGGTCCTGAACTTCATCATCGACATTACCTTCTCTGGTATAGACACGGCCATCTTCTACATAACGAACAAGACCACCATGTGTTTCTTCACCACGAGGTCCGAAGAAAATGAAGTCGCCCGGTTGTGCTTCTTCAACCGGATACCAAGCATCATTCTGTCTGAAGTAATCAGCTGCGTATCTTGCTCCACAAGCACAATTATCCTTTGTAGGCTGATATAAGAAGTACAGTGCATCCCACTTCTTTTCTTCATCTGATCTATCCTCAGGAATACATGCTTTCACTACACAATAGCAAGGATATGTAAGACACCAAGCTACATTCTGCTTGTTACCATTGAAGTAGTGGATCTTATCGAGGACATCTGCAAAGATCGTCCAGTTATCGCCTTCCTCGTGATACCCTACCCACTTTGCACTCTCGTCAAGTACATCTTTTGCATAACAACTACCCATTATTTATCCTCCTTGTTCTTACCATCAGCAAGTCCCTCGCCTATAACATAGCCAATAACAGTCGCACCAGCCATGATAAGTGCTGCAACCTGCTCTGATGTTCCCTTGTCGACATTGAAGAAGATCAGGATCATCGTTACAAAGGTTGCAACCGATACCCAGAACTTACGAGATGTGAGCTTTCTCTTCCAGTCAATCTTGTCCATAGTGTTACTCCTTTCGATTTTCTGTTATTTTTAACTGCTTAGTTATATCATCAAGTCTATGATGAGCTGATTTAGTTGACTGCTCCACTACGATTAATCTTTCCTTCAAAACATCTACATTTGAAGTGTATCGATCAATTTTAGCATCTACATCACGAAGCTGCTCGCCCATATTCTTCATTTTTTCATCCACAACCTGATCGTGAGCTTTATTTGAGGTTATCGTTGCTACAATCGTAGGAACGGCCACACATAATCCAGATATAAGAGCAACTATTATTGTTACAGCATTCTCGTTCATTCTTCCACTCCTTTATCATCATAAAGTGATTATATTGAATAGCGTTATTTTTGCCATTCTTCTTCACTAATTTTGCCATTTATAAAATCTGCGTCTTTTTGTGTAATCGCATTTCTAAAAACAAGAACCGCAATCAAGCGACCCATAATAGCAATAATTTCTTTGTAAAAATCATCAAATGTCATACTTTCACCGCCTTACACTTCATTACTACAGAATTTACAATGCTGAACTGTACAGGTCTTTAAGACTATAAACCACTTATTACAGTGTTTGCAAAATATCCAAGCCATACTTTCACCGCCTTTTAGTTATGAATTATGCCCTTTTGCAAGCCGTTCGTTCTGCTCCTTTTCGGGTTGTTTCACCTTGTCGAGCAATTTAGCGATAATGCCGATAGCGGCTGATATCGTTACAATCGCGCCGCAAACAGCCAAGACAAGAGCGATAAGCTGAGACGGAGTAAATTGTATTACATTATCCATAATATAACCTCTTTATTTAATCAATAAAGCTCTCGTCCAAAGCTTTAATTATATGAGCTAATCTCTTATATCCTTTTTCGTTGTAATGAGAGCTATCAATCTGATATACATCCTTTCCATTGAAATAATTCCTGCCTGAGTTATTAAAGAAATCATAGACAGCAATTCCCAATCTTGAAGCATTCTCAGCAATAGCTTCATTATATGCTATAGGAGTTAAGCCTAAACTATTCTGATATGCATAAGGCGGATGATCGTCATTATCCATTCTTCTATAAGCAGAATTGAACTGAACAACCTTGATATGAGGATATTTGTTAAGAAGCTTTGTAAGACCATAGTTAAAAGCACCCAGCAAAGTCTGCTTATCAAAATCGCTGCTCGTATCGGTATATTCCCAATTATCACCAATAGGAACATCGCCTGTAATATCATTATTGCAATAGTTGACAAAAATGGTAGTAGGCTTAGTCCAATCTACAGAAGCAAGAGAAGCATACCTGTAAGGATAAGCAGAATTAAGTCCTATATTGTTCTTCTGAGGTGTAAAGTTTCCTGCTACGATTGAATCAATGATGGAAACGAATGAGAATTTATCGTAATCATTAGAACCATCTGATTTAATCCAAGACATTCTGCAACCCCCAAAACCGCAATTAAATACCTTTTTATCAGTAGAGTTGTTGAGTAAAGCTTCAAGAATATTATTATAATAGAATCCGAAAATCGAATCACCAATAAGGACAATATTTTCTTTTCTATTAAGATATTCCTTGATCATAGGGCTGTTATCAACATCAGCAGCAGCATCTGTAGCGGTCCATGAATTAGACGTTATTGCATAATCAGTCCCAGTGTAATGAAGAACATAATAAGCTACGATATCACCTGTATTAGGATCTACAAACTTCAGGACCTTATCTGAATAGAACTCAGGAGATACATTATAACCATCGATAACATTATCACCATTAGGATCTCTAAAAGAAAATCTGCATTTATCATGCGAACAGGTAATTCCATTAGGAGTATAAGTATCATCAAGAAGATAGAACTCTTTTAAAACAGAAATATTAGCACCTGAGATGAATTCAATTTCTTTTGATCCTATAATAGAAAAACCTTTGCGAACAGTCGTAACTTCTTCCCAATCAAAATCCGTATGAATAGGATCTGTACTGTGTCTGATATTTATGATGAATGGACTATCAATAGTAATTTTTGTAACATCAGTATTTCTCCAATTAAGTATAACAGTACCCGAATCATCAGCATTATATTTCCAAACAGAATAATCATAACCTGAAGGAACATGGAATGTATAAGTTCCCGGATTGATTATCTGAGAGCAAATATATGCTCTGTTGCCTGTATTGATATATCCTGCTGAATCAAATCTTCCGAATGTTGCTTTGAATATGATCTTATCATGGATACCAAGCATATTTTCGATATCAACAACTTTATCATTTACTTCATAGATGATTTCCGTATTATCATCAATATGCTGCATATTATCTTCATCAAGAGCTCTTACGGCATCACCTGCTGAATTATATGTTTTACCATCAGCACCCACCCTAATATCAACAAGCTCAGCATCAGCTGTTGTTGAGCCATCAGGCAATGTAATGATATTGTCAATTCTTGCGTTTATTGTTGCGTCGGCGGTTATTCTGTCGCTAACTTCATTCGCTAAATTAGTTGAAACTGTCTTAACCGCCTTTTTAATGCCTTCGCTTGTTACAGTATAGCCAATGCCGTGATTGTCCGCAGGTTCTGCGTCAAAGATAACATTTGCACTGTCGTACTGTGTGGCGACTTCTTCGGCTACACCTTCGGCAATCTGTGTTCGAAGGTTGTGGATAAAGGATTCAGAAGGATCGCCTCCCTCGGTAACGGATTTTTCTACCACCATTCTGAAGTTAAGAGAATAGATTTCCGCACCATCTTTGGATATCTTCAATTCGCAAATATTCTCACCTTCAACAGCACACATCTGCTCTGTGGTTACAATGTCTACAAAGGTTTTTCCTGCCACTACATTAACAGGTGCCGTAACAATATGTCCATCGGGTTTTCTGACATTCAATTCGATTTCTTCATCAGTAAGAGAATAACCCTGCAAGCCGTCCATAAGATTTAGACGGATAACTCTGCCGTCATCATATTGTGAACAATGGCAAGCCGGCATTATTCCTTTTGGTATTATGTTGAGTATTATCTGTTCCATAATCAGCCTCCGTTTTTCTCAATTATAGCATCTAGTTTTGATTCTAATTCATCTATTCTTTTCTGCTGTTTTTTGATGACATCCTGCAAGTAAGGGATCATGCCGATATAATCAAGAGACGCAGGTGCCTCTTCTGTTTCAGGTGTGACGAGGTTTGGAAGGATCTCCGCAACGTCCTCAGCTATGAAGCCACGCTTGTCCGTTCCCTTTGTTTTGTCCTTGAAGTCGAAGGCCACGGCTTCCAGCTCGAGGATCTTCGCAGCGTCCTCGATTGGTCGGATGTTTTCCTTGTTCTTTTTGCTCGACGTCTGGGTAAGACTGACGCAAGTGATGTTGCCCGTCTGTCCGACTATCTGGATCGTCAAAACCTTCGTGTCGTCCATGAGGTACTCGGTGCCACCACCTTCGGATGTGCACGCAAGCTGGAGTGCCAGATTGTTTGCATTGTTCCTTATTCTTAAAAGGCCGCCGTCTTCATCACTTTGAAGCAAAATAGTCTGATCTCCGTCGGTGTTATATATGCGTAAACTTCCTCCGGTGCTGACTGACTGCAAAACGCCCACCACGTTGCCATTGTTGTTATAAATAAAAACTAGGCCACCGTTTCCTTGACCTTTTGCTTGTAATAGGACTGTGGGGACCCCATCGGGGTTTGTGAGTCTTAAATCTGTGCCTTTTGCGTCGGTATAACCCATTGAACCTCTGACGATGTCGCTGGCATCCACTAGACTCAGAGACAATCTTGCCTTGAAGTTCTTCATGACAGCCACGCCAGTCGCCATATCAATTGTTGAGTTGCCATTTCTATCCGAAATAACACCTGCCTTAATCAAGTCGGCATTAAGTGTTCCGGTTGTTATAGCATCTGCAACAATTCCCTCATAATTTAAAGCTGTGGTAAAAGGTCCAGCATATCCATTCTGGCTAAAACCAATACCGCCTAAATTCGATCTTATTACTTTTGTAGCGGTATTTATGTCAGGGGTATTCATTATCAAGTTTTCATCAGGATAACCATCACCGTTACTGTCGTGTCCGTTAATAACATAGCCTCCACGATTGCCTGTAATCAGCTCTGTTGCATGTGCAATAGCATCAGCCATAAAAGATGTACTCGGTTTATCTGCAAGCGTTTTTGTCGTATTTACAATCGTGTCTGATACATCAAATTTAGCATCTCCGAATTCTACCTCGATGTATTTCTCTCTGATAACATCAAACTTTGTTCTGATACACTTAACCTCTGCTCTTGTTATTCCTAATGCTTCATAATAGATATTAACGGTATCGAACAGATCTACTCTATTGCGAAGTTCACCGCTCTGAACAAAATCAAGAGTGATGTTATTCGTAGGAACAGTCAGATTGTTTTCATTTTTATAACTTATTGCTCTTTGATCGAGCTGTGAAACAGTAGGAGTTGTTTCAAATTCGTCTGAAACATCGACTATAAGGCACCTGTCTACATCGAGCGATAATCCAGTAGATATTTTGCTACTGGTCGTTATATTGCCGTCTGTGTCCTTATAAAAGCATCTTACATGAGTATAGAGATTGGCACTGCCTATCTCTTGAGAAAGTTCGAGAAGATTCTTCTGATACCTGATAGTTACTCCTCTGTTCTGTCCTGCATTCTGCAGTAATCTTACAGAAAAGTTGTCATACTTAATCTCGGCCTTACCGAAAACATCAAGGAAAGATCCTTCTCTGCCTACAAAATACGACTTTACAGAACCGGGAGTTCCGATCTTAAAATTAGCACTGACATTCTTGTCAGTTGTGATCGAATATCCGGGAGCAGCATTCTGAAGTAATAAGCATGCTCCAACCGCACTTGTAGCATTACCACTTACAATGTCAAAACCCGATAAGTCATAAGATATATGTTTACAGTAAACAGTAAACTTACCATTCATAACCTTTCCTATGCGGTCTATTCTGAAGAGTTGTGGCTCATCAGTGAAATTAGGTTTAGCTTTTACAACTCTGCGATAGGCGAGATCCTGTGCGTGTTTACCGCTAATAGGATATTCAAAGGTAAGCTCGTAAATACTATTTGCTTCACGATCACAGATTACTGAACTTGCATCTGATAAAATACCGAGTCCGTTATGCTGTGGAATTATACCTGTTGTTATACTTTCGTAGAGAATTGGAAACATATCTTCCTCCTTAAATGATAAACCACTTAGGTGTAATAGTTACTGATGTGATACCACCTGTGAAAGAGACAATATTATCTCCAGATTTCAGAGTAGGAAATTCACCTGTCATTCTGTCGTTTCTGTTTTCAGCAGGCAATCTATAAACGTCCATCTCATCACAATCTATATTGAGATAATCTCCAATGTTAGTAAATGCCATTGTTGTACCATTTACAGTCAGATTACCATTACCACTTCCTTCAATATGGATAAGTGGCTTTGAAGCATAAGCAGTAGGATTGAATATTTTCTCACCTGAACCGATGTTCTCAGGTGTATTTCCTGAAATTAAAAACCATTCTGCTCTGCATCTGAATACCAACTCAAATGTGCTGACCCGAGTTTTCCTATTATCGGCTTGAAAGTTTCCCGGAAAATAAGCCAAACGATAGTAGTCAGGATTATAATCATCAAGAAGTGTCTGCCAACCTTTCTTACTGAGAACTCTTGCTACATCATCAAGAGCCGACTGTATAGAATCAGGTGAACCGTCACCTACGAACATCTCATAAGGCTGGTCGTAATTTTCCCACGCATCTTCCATTTCAACTACTTCCCTGTTAGTTCCGGGAATAGGTGTAACAGTCATTTTTCTTGACGGTCTTATATTCTTAGGAGCAGAAGCTACTAAGGCAGGTATCAATTCATCACCAAATGTCAATCTTCTTTTAAGCAAGTCCATAAGCC